TGACTAATTATATTAAAGGACAAGGGCAATTGGAAGACAGAATATTAACCACATCTGGAAGATCACAAAGCATGCATAAGATGAATATCCAAAAAATGTGGAGAGCAGCCCAAGCAAAATCAAAACTTAAGAATGTAAACACCTGGAAAAACAACAATTAATATGAGGAAGATAGATAAAATAATTGTACACTGTACTGCTACCCCAGAAGGTAGACCAGTGTCTGTAGAGGAGATTGATTCATGGCATAAGCAAAGAGGTTGGTCGCAGATTGGATATCATTATGTAGTTCAACTTGACGGCACAATAAACCCAGGAAGAGATGTCTCAATTTCGGGTGCCCATTGTAAGGGACACAATAAAACTAGCATCGGCATCACATATGTCGGGGGGTGTGACTCAGATATGGAACCTAAAGACACGAGAACGGATGCACAAATTGATAGCCTAAACTACTTAGTTGGTTATCTTTGTGCTAGTCATCCGGGTGCTGAGGTTTATGGTCATAGAGACTTCTCGACTAAGGCTTGCCCAAGTTTCGATGCTAAGTTAGAATACAAACCAATACAAGATAAATATGTTTAATACAGCGATTACGCTTATAGCAGACGGTGCTCTGTTGGGAGTAACTTATTATCCAAAGGGAGATCGTTCTCCGGTTTTTGAAGATGAGGATTGGAGCGAAGTAAACATTTATCTTTTAGTTGTTAGAATAACATTTAGGTGGTGGTAAATAATGAGCGAACTATCAGAAAAGTCAGAGATAAAACTAGATATCAAAACGCTAGTAGGTATTGTTATTGGTATTGTAACCATAGCAGGTATATGGTTTGATTTGACCGCAAAGATTTCTGAAATTGAAAGTTCTCTTGTAAGATTAGAATATAACCAAACACTTAATGATGAATTTAGAATTAAGTGGCCACGAGGTGAGATGGGTGCACTACCTGACGATGCAAAGCAGGATCTAAGGATTGAGTACCTGCAAAAAGATATAGAAGAATTGCAGAGTTTGATTAAAGAATTACAAGATGAGTAAACCAAAAAAGAAGTTCAAAGAAACGAAGGTGGGATCTTTTCTCAGCAAAGTAGCACCCAGTATTATAGGTACTATGGGTGACGTATTGCCTGATGCAGGTGTTCTTGGTATCGTAAAGAACTTAATTGAAAAAGAAGATCCAAAAGTATTACCTCCTCAAGACAAGGAGACCGCATTAAAACTATTAGAACAAGATGTAATAGAAATGCAAGAGATTACAAAGCGTTGGACCGCAGACATGAGTTCTACGTCATGGCTTGCTCAAAACGTAAGGCCGTTGACGCTTGTATTTTTCTCTGTATCGTATGTTGCAGGGTGGTATATGGACTACTCTTTGGATTCTATATCTGGAGTTCTCTCTCTAATTGTTGGAGCATACTTCGGTTCCAGAGGGGTTGAAAAGGTAATGGGTAATAACAGACACAAGTAATGGCAAAGATATTTGTATCGGCTTACATAGATAAGCCTAAAAAAAAGAGACCTGGAGTTCACGCTAAGACGAAAACATCCAAGTCTCCTGGTAGTAGGAACTACCGCAAGGCCTATCGTGGCCAGGGAAGGAATTAAACTTCTCTTTCTCCCAACTCCTTGTATACCTTGTATCCGTTCTTTTGTAAGAACTGTATTGCTTTTTTAATTTCTCTTTCATTCTTTCTGAATGCGTGAAAAATTTCATTTTCAAATGCGTGGTTCATAGTTATTTTTTTTAGTTATTAATTAGATTCCCCAAGACCTATTGGTGAACCATGTTACTGTTTCGCTTGGTTCGGTTTTCTCTTTTTCTTCTTGATCTTTAAGAGCAACCAAGAGAAGGATAAGGTAACCAACAAGATCTTTAACAGTGTCTTCAGTCTTATCATATATTCCTTTTTGTGCTATTCTTGAAATCTTATCATCGATCCTAGCACATAAAGAATCAACTGCATTACCATCACTAAATATATTAACAGGGTTTGTTGCGGAATCCCCGTATGCTTCGTTCTTTGAAATAAGAAGGCCGATGATTTCGGCACCGACCCTCTCAATCTTCTCTCTTGTATTCATTAAAATGCAAGATCGTTAACAGCGTCCTCTACCTTTTGGGCATGGTTGTTATTGCTATTAGGAATGTTACCGTCCGCATAGGTAATCTTCCAAGCATTAGCGTTTGCTGTTCTTAGTTCGCCATTACGATCTGTGTAACTTCTTAGGTTAACAGATACTCTTACTTCGTCTCCGACATTGTAAGCATTGAATAGGTTTGCTTTAGCACCAATGGCCTCAACAGGATAGTCCACAGGATACTGTGAGTCACCACCTAGTTCAACTGTTAATACTCTTTTTTCAATATCTCCTTTTTGAGTTTGAATGGTTTGTGCATCAGAGATTTGTTTGATGCGACCTTGTAATTCTACTGAATTTGACATAATTATAAATATTAAAGTGTTATATATATTCAGAGGTATCACAACCTCTCGCCTCGAGATATTCGAGGACTTCAAGAACTATGTTATTCACATAGTCTATTCTCCTTACAAGAGTTTCGTCTAACTCTTTCAATTCGTTTTTTTCTTCTTCCGTATTGTTTACGGAGACTATACCTACATGAGCCTTGTTGTGCTCAACTAGGATGTTGTCTATCTCTGGTATTCTTATTTTGTACTTTACTGGCATTTCATCTTCCATATTATGGTGTCTTTATTATCTTATTAGATATTAACATTTCGATTAATTCTAGCAGGTCTTCCTTATATAACACACAATACTCCCTGCCTCTAGGTACTTTGTGAAAAACAATAGGCACATCAGTTGCTCTGATCTGCATCTCTTCTAGTACCTTTCTGTAGTTGGGATTTCGGGAGTAGCATTTTGCCTGGACAGCAAAGTCTCCGGTATACATAAGATCAATCCCTTGATCATCCAACATTTTAGATCCGTATCTTGAAGTAACACAGTTTGTGAAACCTAAATTCTTAAAATCTTTAACCAACTCACGCTCATAGTCGTGACCCTTTCTTCTATTTTTATTTCCCATATAAATTAAAATCTTTGTAGACATAAACATATTTGTACTTTACAAATGTTTTTATATCCTCATACTCTGCTAGTTTACTAAACCCTTTATGCAACAGATAGTAACAGTTACCCTCTCCCATTGGCCTAATGAAGTAGTCCTCTCTCTCAGGGACTACCTCATCTAACATAGCCGGTCTTAATAAATCTCCTGTCTCAAACTTTTTCTGTTTGCCAACTTGTCCTCCCCACCTGTTCTGTGTCCACTCAACTTTAAATAGTTGTTGTTCATTGTCCTTTGAACCTTGGGAACTGACTATTGATTTCTTGCGTCTCGCCATTTTCATATTCTGAATAACATGTTGTATCTAAATCGTACTTGAACTCCTGCATACCGGTCTTACCCGTGAATCTCCATCGGACCTTCCAAACATGCACCTCAACGAGTTCCCTTTCGAAGTCCCGGTAAACAGTAATTCCATTATCTACTTTATTAAAAAAGTGGGAAGAGCCGCTTACGCTGTAACCTGAAGCGACTTCCACTTTCCCGTTTTCTTTCTTCAACTTTTGGGGGTGAGCAACTAGCATTACACCGCAGTCATAAGCCTCCTTGAAGATCTTAATCTTTGATAGTTGAAGTCCAGTGTATTGATGTTCGTTCATACCTCTTTCAATCTTGTGCTCAACAAAAGCCCAGTTGTCTATGATCAAACAATTAATACCCATTTTCTTTACAAGTTCTTTTCCTTTGTTAAGTATGCCCTCTACAGTGAGGTCGTTGTCCTTAAGGTTTATGAAAAAGAAATGTTTATTTATAAAATCAATTGCAGGATCAAGTTCTTCTGGCTGAAGGTTTGTTACAGCACCTTTGCCAAACTTCTTACCTGCATACTTTTCTATTAGTTCTGCCACATGTACTTTGATGGGTTGTTTCTCCGCTGAAAAGACTCCAAACTTCCAACCCTTCTTTGCAAGTTCTACAACAACCTGATCAACAAAACTAGATTTTCCGTGACCAGGCACACCTGTAACCAAAGTAAATTCAGATGGTCTCCAGGACATGAGTTTGTCGAAGTTGTTATAGCCTATCGTATCGCCTTGAGGCATACCATAGTTATATAGATCATGTATTTCTTTTCGAGAATCCGATGCTTTACTCACGCCCTCTAGTGGGTAGGGCTTTGCCGAATCAATACATCTGACTAATTCCTCTGATCCATGCTTGAGTAAAACATCGTTGGCATCTTTACAATCATCAGGAAATGTTACTAACCAAATCCTATCTTTACCAATCCTTCTCGATAATTCGTCTCTAAGTTTTATACCTGGGCCATCATTATCAAGTGCTAAGTATATCTTATCCTTGTTTTCAAACTCATCAATACTATTGTCTAGGTATGTGAGGTTTTGATTTCCAGTTGATGCTCCGTTTGGTACTGAACAAGCGAACATAAGTCTGTCTTGCTGTAGTCCTGCCTCATAGAATGCCATAGCATCAAACTCACC